CCCACGTCTCCCCCCCTCCCTTTCGTCGGCGCGTTCAGTGTGTTTAAGAGGCAGGTCCAGGTGGCGTTTTAGGAAAAACTTTTAAAAAAAATTTTTCCTAAAAGCGCTGCTGGATTCCATTATTAGCGCTTATTTTACATATTTATTGAAATAGCGTGTCGCACAGGCGCATTCTGAGCGCATTTCGCATTGCTTTCTGCACAACTATCCATATATTTGTTGTGTGGCGCCTCATATATGCTGCTATACATGCCTTGCCACTGCTTTTGCTAAACATTATTGGATTAGGCTGCTATATATGCGCGATCATATGCCTTTATTATAGTCTGTCCCCTATGCTTTATAGTTAGTTTTCCTATAGGTTACCTTAGGTTATGTTACTATACCTTACTCTACTATACCCCCCCCCCAGTTTCCACGAGAAGTGCCCTATAAGGGTCTTTTTAAGCATTTTTACGCCTTTTTAAAGGCTTTTCTTGCTCTTTTTACAAGCCTTTTTGTACGTTCTTTCTTAAAATCCATTAAAATGCTTTTATAATAGCTTTTCAGGTCGTTTTTAAAAGTTTCTACTATATAAAGCGACGTTTTTATGTCGTAGCTGTCAAAAAGAATTTAAAAAAGTTGTATTTTATTGTTGACAGGCATTTTCTAACATGCTATTATTAAGCCATCAAGAAAAGAGAGGAAGAAATGACATGACAAAAACATTAAGAGAAAAATTGATTAATAGTAAATTAGAGGGAGCGTTGACCGACACTAAAAAGAAGCTAGTCTGTGAGTATATCGAAAAAGAGTTTTCTCAAAAAGCACATTTTACACAATTAGAAAAGTTCTTTATTTATGAAAGAAACATTTTTAATAATGTAAGTTTAGATTATTGTGAGATTGTAAGAAAGCAACTAGAATCCTACCTAAAAAGTGAGGGCTTCGAAGCCATTACTATAAAAGAAAATGGAAGCCGTGCATATCGCCTTTCGATGGAATTTTAAAAAGTTGTAAAAAAGTTATTGACAGGCATTTTTGAAAGTGATATATTAAAGGTGTAGCAACGAACTACAAAAATAAATTTAAGAAAGAGGTTTTATAAAATGATGAAATTAATCGAATTAGACAACGGACGGAAGCAAGTTTTTTACAACAATGTTTTAATGCAGTATGAAAGACGAGGTAACGATGTATATGGCAATCCACTATATCGAGTATATCCGATAAACTTTTCTTTCAAACGTTTAAAAAGCGTTTATAGAAATTACGAAAAAGGCGCAGGTGAAGAATCTTACTATCTTATCCAAAGCTATAATATTTTAGCAGATATTAGAGACATTACCAACGAGGTAAACGCAAAAAACACTTTTCCAGAGTTTGACCAATCTTTATTGAAAGATTATCAGGAGGTTTCGGCATATGTCTAATAAAACTATCGAAAAATTATATAAAAGTTACATGAGCACTTGCAAAGAGTTTCGAGCTGTGGTAACATTTACTCAATATGTGAAAGGGGAATACTAGAAAATGGCGTTAACAATGTTTGAAAAAGAAAGTCTACAAAAAGAAAATGCACGACTTAAAAGAGAGCTAGCCACATTAAAGGCTAGCCAAAAACTAGGCGGAGGGCTTGACGAAAAAGAATTACAAAAGGCGCTCAATAGCTGCCAGCGAATTTTCAAAACTTTAAATAGAGGTAAAAGAAGCCTTGTTCTAAGTAAGTCCGCCATGGTGGCTAGTGTGGAATATTCGGGAAGTGGTCGCTCAAAAACTTATAAAGATTGTTCGAAAACGGCAATCAGAGAAGCCGAAAAAAGCGCTTGGGAGATTATGAGCTTAGAAAACGACTTCAGAAACATTCATCACTTTTTGAAACATGGGACAATGAAAGCGGAGGAAAAAGACAATGCTTAATATTATTATAACAGTAATTTCAACGGTGGTTATTTTAAAGGCGCTAGAAATGGCATATAAAAAGCTTTCGAAAAGGCTTGACAAGTCTATAAAGTTTTCAAGAAAGAAAGCTAAAAAGCGTTTTATTATTGCACGAGTGACGGAAGAACAGGCTTATACTTTGCGATTATTAAAAGCCATTTCAAAAGATGACGAAGCGGTTTGCGAAGCTACAAATAAAGCTTTGCTAGAATACGGCTACGAGGAAGCGGGCGGGCATTCTTACGAAAAAGCTCGCGAAAAGTTTTCTTCATTGCCCGATGTAAAAAACGGTATTCCATTAGATGAGATTGAAAGCGATGAAGAAGCCGACGTGCAACCTTTTTAAAAAAGTTTATTAAAATGCTTGTAATCCGCTTGGTGATATGATAGAATGAATATAGTTAGAAAGGAGGTAACAAGAAAATGAGTAAAGCTTTTTATATGGCACTTGGTGGATTTTTAACAAGCTTTTTCACAGGGCATAGCACAGTAGCTTATTTTATGGCTTGTGCTGTAGCGTTGACGATAGCTATCCAAACACTTTACAAAAAAGATTATTAAAAAGAGTTGACAACGGTTTTCACAAATGCTATAATAAAGACAATCAAGAAAGGAAGTAAGAAAATGAAAAAAATTATCATCAAACAACTTAATGACGGTTACCAAGGCATTCTAGCTCGCAAAGAAAACGGATGGACGAAAGAAGAACTTACAAATTATACGATAGGCGTGAGCAATACACTAACCGACCTTATCAACGATTTTCTAGGTGGCGGACTTATTACAGAAAAAGAAGCGGAAGAAATCGAAGAAGTGTTTTCGAGCACTATCGACACATTAGAATTTTAAAAAGTTATTGACAAAAACATTTACATGTGTTATAATAAAAACATAATAAAACAATTAGGGAGGAATTTAAAAAATGACAAAAACTAAAAAACAATACATTATTATCAACAGTGAAACTAAACGAGGTTATGCAGAACGTGAAACATTTATGGAAGCCGTAGAAGTTGCAAAAAGAAAAGTAAATGGTCAAGTTATCACTCGCAAAGACTGGGAGGCAATGAAAAAATGAATTATGAAGAAATTTTGGAACAACTTGAAAGAACTCAAAAAGATTTAATGATGATTGACGACTACTCGGAAGAAGTTTACCAAGGCATCGCAACAGCTATTCAGGAATTAGAATATTTAATCGAAGAATAAAAGCACTGCAAAACACTAATAAAAAATTATACGAAAGAGGTTTTAAACCATGACAAAAACATTCAAAAACATTATCGCAGGATTAACAATCTTAGTAATCGCTTTGGCTATCACTTCAGGAATCGCAACAATTAAGGCAGTAGAAAACGCAAATGAAAAAGCTATTCTTGCCGAACGTGTGGAATCTTTGGAAAAGCTTTCCGAAGAACAAGAATATGAAATTGCTGTGAAAGCGAATGTTATCGGCGCTTATCTAATCAATCACGAGGAAGAAGCGAAAAAAGAATACACCGAAGCTTATAAAGCACACAAGCCAACTTTATTAAAAAACTACCGTGAGTTTCATAAATAATTTAAAAATATTTTTTACAACTTAATAAACAGGAACTAGAAAAGCTTTTGAGAAAACATCTCGAGGGCTTTTCTTTTTTGCGTTTTCAAAAAGTCTGATCAGAAAAGGCGCCATCTTAATTTATGGAATGCTTTTAAACCTAGCGGTATTCACAGGCTTTTCTAAAGCTTTCTAATGGTTAACTACCCAACTTCTTTCTTGAAACGTTACGAGAAGCCATCTCTCACACATACAATAAAGCAGTGGGCAAAGGATTATGCAAAGACTATTCTTAAATGCTGTTATTAATCCATCAAAAAGGATAAGAAAAGAGTGGAATTGTAAGAAATAAATGGTAAAAGCCTATTAAACCTAGGGGATTTTTAAGAGGAATGAGAGGGCGCCTAACAATATTATTCTAAAGCTTTTTCTAGGGCGATGTGTGAGGGGTTTTTCTGAGGGGTATCTAAAGGGCGTGAGCGGGCGTTATCACAAGGCGAATCTTGAAAGGCAAGTGGAAAGCTTTGCGATGGATTTGTTTTTATTAGAGGAATTAAGAAGCCTTTGCGGAATGCTGTCACGGCGGGCATGGTGGAGAGGTGGCTCGTGAGGTTGTCCGATAGCTTTCACCAAGACTGACACTAAACAAGGCACACACGAGCTACTCACAGGCATTATAGAGCCGCCCGAAAGGTGTCCGAACAGTGTCCGCAAGGCTATCACGACGGCTAGTTTACATAATACACATTATCCAAAGTAGAAAGACCCTGACTCAATGCAATGTTAACAGCAAAGAGACAGAGTCGAAGTGAAGTCGCTTGTGTGACCGTGTCGGACGCCGTGACGTGAGAGCGTGTCGAAGCACTCGCAACGCCTATCGAAGCGCAAAGGAAGGCGCATGGGCGCAGGCGTGGCCACGGCGGGCGGGGGTCTTTGGGAAGGGCAGGGGGTAGCTTTTCCGAGGGCGTGCGTGGCGCGCGACAGTCAGCCTCTGACAAGTTTTGGAAAATCCGACATTATAGGCTTCCGATTTATATTTTCTCGAAAATCCTCTATAAGGCGTCCCGACAGCTGTTCCGACAAGCTTTCCGAGGCCATTCCGACCGTTATCCGATAAGCAATCCATCAATAGACGTCCGAAAGCTTTCCTCCTACCTTTCCTGAAGGCTCTTCCTTACTTCCTTTTAAGAATAGATTCCACAAATAGAGAGGGCGCCGCTTGTTCGGCAGCCCTAGAGGCTTTGCCTCTTTCTAATGGAGTATTCACACAAGCATTTATTAAGTTGTAGGAAGCTTATTTAGGCCGTTGCAAGGCCATTGGAAGAGGTAATCTTCCGAAGCATTCCCTTAATGCGTTCTAACATGCTAGTCACCACGCCTTTCCTTTAGTTTCTTCTATTATAGCACAAAAAAGACGCCCTGTCAAGGCGCCTTGTACAATATTTACTTATATGGAGTATCTTTAAAGTCTTCGTAAGCCTTTTTAAGAGTGTTCCAAACCAGTATCTTAGCTAAGAAAATCGTTGTAATAACGTCTATAATCAGCCCTGCCGTAGTTAGTCCGAAAACTGCTGCTAAACCTACATAAGTAGCAAATGCAATGGCCACTGCAATTCCAAATACAAGTAATACTTTACCTAATGCTTTAAAATCCATCCTATAAAAACTCCTCTTTAGCTTTATCGTATAGCTTAAATGTAGCGTCAATGAAGTGTTTAGCAGCAAACAGTACCCAAACTACTCCTAGAAACTGAAATACAGTAGCTGCTCCGAAAAGCAGTACGAAGAATCCGAAACAGCATACTAAAATCGCTCCGAAAACTGTTGCAATACCTACTGTCAATGCGATTACTTGTCCCTTTGTTAAATATCCCATCTAAATTTCCTCCTTAGTTGCTTTAAGAGTGATAAAAACACGTTCTTGAAGCTTGTTTGAATAGAAGCTACGACCACCATTTGCGAAGTCCTTATGTTCAAGCTCTTTTTCAAGGCTTTCCAATAGGCGTACCAGTGAAGCGTAATCATGAAGGCTTAGCTTATACATACTGTCAATACATCTAGCAAGCTCTGTACGATTCTCAGAAGAATAGTCAAGGCCTTCGCAAGAGAAGATGTAACGCTTTTCTTTAGAAAGCTTCTCAAAAGCTTCGTTAACCTGTTTCAAAGACTTAGCAAGCTGCTTTGTTAAAGTATCTCTTACATCAACGTTAATAACTACCGATGGATAAGGGCTTTTCGACTGCTCTTTAAGACACTCAATTTCCATCATGGCGTCGTGAAGCTCTTCCCGAAGGTGGCTATTTTCCTCCTCAAGCTCCCATAAGCGTTCTCCACAAGCTTCTAAAGACTTATTGGACTTTTGTAAAAGCTCGTCTAGGTCGTTATAAGCACTTTCCACAAGTCGAAGGTCACTAAGCATTGCAACGCTTCCTTCAGAAGCTTTCTCAAGCTCTTCTTCAAGGCTTTCAATCTGCTCTTCTAGTTGCTTGTGTAAAAGCTCCATCGCAGAGATTGTTAAATCACGTCGTTTTAGGCTTTCTTCATAGCTTTCTAACTGCTCTGACCAACGCTTTTCCTCAGCTTCGTAATGATAATCCATTGAAGTAACGTGTTTATTAAGCTCTTCTACCCGCTCTTTATATCGCTTCTTGAGCAAGTTTGCCTCAGATAGGCCTTCTTCAAGCTCTTTTATGCGTCGTTTAAGCTCATTCTTATCGCTAAATAATAACATCTTCTCAATCCTTTCCTAATACTCACTTAGTATATCATAATTGAGGCGCCGTGTCAACCTATTTATGTTACAGTTGTGTTACAATCTTTACAGTTATGTTAAATATACTCCATTAGGTGAGACAAGCTTAAAAGTTTAATGGGGAAGGGGCAGGGGCGTAAGCCACTGCTACTAACGAGCGATACTCCAGCGAGTTAGTAAATCACTTGACCTTTCCTAAAAGCTTCCTGAAACGTTCCCTAAGCCTTCTCTAAAGCTTTAAGACGTCTTGGTTACAGGTCGGGGATGGAGTCATGTGTTAATTGCTTTAAGGAAGAGTTTGTATAAAGCCTACTAAACCATATGGAGCCAATCACAGAATGTCCAGAGAGGACTTTGGTAGGCTTTATAGAGACCCTTCCTTAAGAATATAGAAAAAGCCTTCAGGAAAACTTCCCGAGGGCTTTCTTTTTACATTTCTAAAGCTGCAATCATTCCATTAACATAAATTAACGCTTCTTCATCGCTGTAGTTGTCTTCTATAGCGTCTCTGACGAGTTTTAAAGCCTTTAGAGTATTATCTTCCGCTACTACTTCAAAGTCGCTCTCAGGAGCTTTTAAGGACATTTCAGAAGGTGTCAAGTATCCAGTATTAAAAGGATTGCCTCCAAAAGCAATAGGTGTTTTGGCAGCCTCTTCATTAGCTTCACGACAAGCTTGTCTAATTGCTTCCACACACATATATAAAGCGTCGTTCCATCCCTCGTCGTAATCGTCCTCAGGACTATCATCTATATGGGATTTAACATCATTTAATAAAGTTTCTTCATCAATCAGTTTCATTTAGTTTCCTCCTAAAGTTTTATAAAAACTGTGAAATAAACATTGCCAAAGTGATTAACCACGATACTCCTGTTATGAATTGCCAGCTCTCAAGCATTCCATAAGAAGGTGCTGGCACGTATCTGATACGCAATCTTGACACTTCCCAAGGCTCTGGTGACTCGTTTATTTCAAACCAGTTGTTAACAGCTTCCTTAATGGCTTTGTTATAAGCCTCTCCACTGTCTTCTGCAATGCCTTCCCAATACCACTTATCACCATAGGCTTTAAAGGAGACTTTATAATAGCCTTCCTTAAAGCTTCGGTTATACTTAAATTCCATAGTAATGCGCCTCCTAAGCTCGTGGAGCAGTTCCTTTTTCATAGATTATAAGAGCTGTTTCTACATATCCTTGTACACAGTACTTAATATCAATGATGTTAACATCAGGGTTTAATCTAATCCATTCACTAAGTCTTGTTGTCAAGGCTGAAGAAGTAGTTGTTTGCAAACACTTAAATTCAACATCTCTTCCTAAAAACATGTTAAGCCTCCTCCTGAACAGCTTTAATGAAGGCCTTCAACTTAGGCGGATGGAATCCACTAATACCTGTTTCGTAATCTCCGTCCAATAAGACTACTGGAAAGCTTCGGAAACCAGCTAATCTTAGGCTATCTAAAGTCGGCGTGTCGTTACGGACATCTACAAACTCTTCATCAAAGCTTACGCCTGCTTCTGTAAGCACTCGTTTAGTCATTTTGCAAGCTTGGCATGCGTCTTTAGTAAATACTTTAATACGATTCATTCAAAATTCCTCCTAATAGTTACGTTACTTAACTCTTCCACACTTCTTACACTCTTGATAAGGTATTCCTACTAAGCCTTTTTGAACATGTGCCTCATAATCATGCTTACAAAAGCATTGGTCAAGGAACTTTGTTAAGGCAATCCAAATATCTCCTACCATAAACTAGTCCTCAAGGCTTTCAATAATATCCTCAAGCTCTTCCACACGTTCTGAAAGCGTATCAACTTCTTCTGTAAGCTCTTCTACAGTTTCCTCAGAGCTTTCAAGCTCGTTCTCCAAGTCGTAAATTTGCTCTTCTAAGTGCTGAATCTCTCTTTCAATGATGTCAATTTCTAAAGAAGCTTCCTCAAGGTCAGCGGCAAGACCTCTAACATCTTCTGCATTCTCTTCACACCACTGCTCATACACACGTTTATCATATTCTGAATCCACCAAGGCGTCCTGAAGCTTTTCTACAAGCGCTGTTAAAGCTGTTTCACGTTGTGTTAATGTAGGCTTGTTCAAAGCCTCTTTCAATTCTTTCTCAAAAGGTAATTTGCTCATTAAACATTCTCCTCCCATTTCTTATCATCTTCCTGACAAGCTTCATTAAACAATTCATAATGCTCTGCTAAGATTCGTAATCCTTCTAAAAGCTCTTCAGTAGCTTCCTCAGCCTGTTCTACAGAATGTTCCAACTCGTAGTTGCTAATGTTGTCAGAGCCTAGTTTTAAGATTTCCATAAGCTCTACTACACGTTCAGAAAGCTTTTCTAAGTCGCTTTCAGTATACTTTGCGTACTGCTTGCTATCAAATTCCATTAGACGTTACCTCCATCTTCTTGCCAGCCTTTGCTTGTATTCTTTTAGCGGATACAAACAACTCTGTAAGCTCTGTTAGACTGTTTGTCAAGTCTTCTAAAGCTCCTGAAACACTGTCCATATATGCTCTATATTCGCTTATTGTTATATCCTCTACGCCATGCTCTAATAGGTCTAGCAAATTATGGACAGCAGTATTTAAATCTTTCATATCACCTGTTACCCAATCATTACTAACTGCTGTGTTAAAATCCTCTAACTCCATTAAGCGATACCTCCATCTTCCTTAACTGTATCGACAACTTCTTTAGGTTTACGAAGCGTGCTTAGATAATCCATTAACTGCTTTTCATCTTCCTCTTCCTCATCCGATACAATGTTTTCAATAAGCTCGTGATATTCTTGAACCTTCATAGAAAGCTTCTCAATATCTTCTGCATACTGCTTAGCGATTAACTCGTGAGCCTCTTTTGAAAAGCTGTTGTTAAGCTCAAAATCAGCTGCTGCTTTACGGACTGTACCAAGCTTCTCCAAATACTGTTGGTAACTCTTTACAGAGTACATCTTAATTGCTCGCATTGTTATTCCTCCTTATAAGCCTCTCTGAGGCGTTTTAATGTGTTCGGGGATAATTACCCTAGAAGCTATCTAAAAGCTCTCTACGAGCTTCCTGTGGCTTTTAAAGTAGGTTCTCGCACCTGTTTCTCTTCTACACAAATAACTATAACACAGGATTATTAAAATGTCAAGCGCTTTTCGACATAAATTTTAAAAGTGTGACAAAAAGCTGTATATAAGGTCTAATCTAAGAGGCTCATAGAAGCCTATTATTAATTACTCCAGAAAGGAGGAAGCACTTATGGTAAGAATTGGAAACAGAGAGTTAGCAGAACGTCAAAGAAAGTATTTAACAACTTCCAAGGAGCCTGACGAATACGAGGGAGTTGACTTAACTACATTAAAACCTAAAATGAAACGCTTTGCGAGACATTATATGCAGACTATGAACATCGCTGAAAGCTGCCGTTCTGTAGGATATAATGAAAGCTCTGGTTATCGTGTGTTAAAACGCCCTGATGTCAAGGCTTATCTGCAATGGTTAGTTTCAGAAAATGCTGACGCAGCTATTATGAGCCCTACACAAGTGCTAGAGGAATTAACTAACATTGCTTTACGGAATAGCTCTGATTACACGGTTACTGTAAAAGGAGACGTAGTAGAGAAACCTATTGACACAAGCGTTCAATTAAGCGCATTAAATAGCTTGGCTAAATTCCATGAACTAATGGCTCCTGACGTTAGAGTAGAACAATCTCTAAACATCGTTGTGGATATTACTGACGACGTTCCAAAAGAAGCTGAAGAGGTTGAAGAACAAGAAGACTATATTGACGGAGATTTTACCGAGGTTGAGGAAGAAGACAATGACGTAAGTTATGACTTCCTTTCTGGGTATTAGGAAGGGGATTATAATGCCAGTTGATGAACGTAACTTAGAGGTTATCGTCAATGACTTAATTAAAGACGTTAACACTCACGCCAACCAGATAGCTGCTATTCAAACAGACTTAGCTAGAATGACTTCAGACATGACAAGCGTTCGTGACTTGTTAATTAAAAACACTGAGCGTTCTGATGTTCTTATCGGCCATATCAAAGGCCAGTCTGACGAGATGTTAAAACTGTTAACTGACGGTGAGCGTAGTCGTAACGAAAGCCGTGCATTCACTCAGAAACAAGTCTGGGGAATCGCTGCTGCTATTGTTGCTGGGCTAGGCTCAATCATCACTACCATTTTAACGGCTGTACTAAGCTAATTGAAAGGAGGTGTATAAATGGAATTAGTAATTTCTATCGCAATTGTATTAGGTGGCGTTACCACAGCTTTGGTTAACCTTGTTAAATCAATGGAAGTGGTTGATCCTAAGTATTTACCATTAGTTGCTTTAGGCATTGGGATGGTCTTCGGATTAGTTATGTCACCATTGCTTGGAGTAACCTTATACGTAGGTGCTATTAGTGGATTAGTCTCAGGGCTATCTGCAATGGGATTCTACGAGTTGTCAAAAACTCCATCAGAATAACCTTCGACAGGCCTTGAGGGAGTTTCCTTGAGGCCTTTACATAATATTAAGGAGGACACAAAATGTCAGAACCAATAAAGCTTACTGTAACTAAACGAACCTTTAACGAAGCTTACTTACCATACATGTACAATCAGCCTGACGGACAGCACCGTACAATGGTCTTCTATGGAGGAGCTGGTTCAGGTAAGTCTAAGTTCGTTGTTCAGAACGCTATCTTAAAAGGCTTATCAGAACGCCGTAAGTTCCTAGTCTTGCGTAAGGTAGATAACACTATTCGTGACTCCATCTTCCAAGAGTTTCTAGTCTGCTTAGAGGAATGGAATATCCTAGACTTCTGTGAGGTCAAGGCTTCTTATATGACTATTAAGCTGCCTAACAAAACAGAGTTCATATTCAAAGGTTTAGAAGACCCTGAGCGAATCAAATCCATTCAAGGTCTTACGGACATCATTATGGAGGAAGCCACAGAGTTTACCAGAGAGGATTACGACCAACTTCAAACACGTCTACGCCATCCTACAGCAAGACATCAACAAGTGTTTGTAATGTATAACCCTGCCTCTAAGGACAACTGGGTTTACCAATACTTCCATAACCCTGCTACTAAGCGGCCTAAAGGCTCTAAAGTAGTATGTACAACATACAAGGATAACCGATTCCTTCCTAAAGCTTACCTTGACCATTTACAAGACTTGAAGAATACTAACCCAGTCTATTACGAAATCTATGCACTAGGTAAGTTCGCCAGCTTAGGTAAACGTATCTATACTAACTGGAAGATAGACTCTGAGTTCAAGCCTAACCGACTAGTTAAGCAAGGCTATGAGCCACGCTTTGGACTAGACTTTGGATTCTCTAATGACCCTACCGTAATCCTATCAACGCTAGTATCAGAAGCAGATAGAGTAATCTATGTATTCGACGAGTTTGTTAAAACTGGTATGATAGCTCCTGAGATATTCGATGTCATTAAGCGTAAGAAGTTAACTCACCAGCTTATCTATGCCGACTCTGCCAACCTTGAAACCATCGAGCAGATTAAACGCCTAGGCGCACGTAAGATTAAACCTGTTAAGAAAGGCCGTAACACAGTCCTTCATGGAATCCAATACCTACAAGGCTATACCATCTACGTTCATCCACGTTGTCAGAACACTATCAAAGAGCTTGAGAACTACGAGTGGAAACCTTCTAAAGGCTCCGATGATTATGAGAACGTTCCTAAACAAAACGGATTCGACCACTGTATGGACGCCTTGAGATATGCTGTAAACGACCTCATTCCACGTAACAAGATTAGAACAATCAACAAGTCGGTGCTAGGGCTTTAAGACGCCTTAGTACCTTCTTGGGTACAATTATCAGCTAAAAATAAGGAGGATTCAATATGGCAATCCCTAACGGACAAATTAATGCTGGCGACATTATCACTACTAACATCCGCCGTAAACACTTCATTAGACGAAACTATGATATTCGAGAGCTTATCACACTAGCTGAAATGCACTCTCGCTCTTCTAGCGCTTATGGAGTTTTATATGATTATTATAAAGGCAATCACATTGCTATTCAATCACGTACATTTGACGACACTAATAAACCTAACTCAAAAATCGTTCATAACTTCCCTAAACTATTGGTAGACACTTCCACTGCTTACTTAGCAGGTGAGCCTATTACAGAATCTGGGGACGAGAAAACTATCAAAGCAATGCAACCAGTCTTTAAAGAGAACTATGTTACAGACGTTAACTCAGAGGAAGTTAAGCTTTCAGGAATCTTTGGACACTGTTTTGAAATCCACTGGATTGACCGTAACAAGAAACATCGCTTTAAAGCTGTGTCACCAATGAACTGTCTAATCGCTTATTCAGCAGACTTGGACGAAGAGCCTATCGCTGCTATCTATTACAACACTGTAATTAGTGACATCACAGGCCATCAAATCAGAACTTATGAAGTCTATACGGAAGACCTAATCTATAAATTCTCAACAGACGATGAGAGAGAAGTTTACAGAGAGATTCCAGAGGAGCTTGAGATTAAGGACTATGAAGTACATCCTAACTTGCTTCAGAAATTCCCTGTACTAGAAATCATTGCTAACGAAGAACGCCTAGGTGACTTCGAGGCTCAACTATCTTTAATCGACGCTTACAATTTAGCTGTATCAGATAGTGTTAACGACATCGCCTATTGGAATGACGCTTACTTATGGTTACAAGGCTTTGACTTAAGCGCTGATAGTGACTCTATTAGTAACATGAAGAACGACCGTGTAATCGTAACGGATGAAGACGGCATGGTTAAATTCATTACTAAGGATGTTAACGACAAGCATATCGAAAACATTAAGAACCGTGCTAAGCTAGACATCTTTAGTCTATCACAAACACCTGACTTGGTATCTAAAGACTTCACAGCAGCTTCAGGACAAGCTTTGAAAGCAGCTACACAACCGCTAGAAAACAAGTCCGCTGTTAAGGAATCTAAGTTCCGCAAAGTCTTAGCTAAGCGTTACGAGTTGGTATGTAGTTACCTTGAGTTTATGAACAAAGCTAAAGACTTGAAACCTGACGAAGTCTCTCCAGTATTCGTTCGTAACTTACCTCAATCATACGCTGAGTTAGCAGACATGGCCGTTAAGCTTCGTGACATGCTTCCTGACGAAACTATCATTAATCAGTTCCCATGGATTACTGACGCTCGCCAAGAGGTTGAGAAAGCAGACGAACAACGTCAGAAACGTGCTGACATCGCCTTGCAGAACTTCAAACAGACTAGTGCTGTTCAAGGAGCTTCTACAGCAGCAGCTAACAAGCTTGACAAGAACCCAGCTAACACATCTACCATCACAACTACTGACCCAGTGGCTGCGAAGGAACAGGAAAAGGCAATCCAAAAGAAACCTAAAACCGACTAGGAGGAATTAACATGGCACGCAAGAAGGATAAGAAGAGAAGTCAAGAAGAGATTGAAGACGCCTTAGTAGCTTTCATGACTTCACAGAACCACAAGTACCATCGCTTTACTGACAGCTTCACTGTCCTTCTTGATGGCTTTGTTAATGAGCTTATAGTAAACCTAGCTGACCCTAAGTTGGATACCTTTGCAATCCTTCAGGTTAAGCAATACGAAGCTATCAGAAAGCTTCAAGCTGCATTGATAGACTATCAAGAGGAGTTCAGGGAAATGCTCTTAGAGAGCATGTCAGACGCCTTAGAAGAGACCATGAGACAGCTTCTTCCCAATAAGGCTATACCTTCAGCGACAGATAACAGCTATCTCGAACAGACCATTGCAGAGGCTTACGATTACTTTGAAGAACTCTTCTTGCAATTATTACTAGAGATAGAATCAATCGCTGTTGGAACAGTTCCATCAACAGAGGACATCGTAACCACTATCCAAAAGCTTCGGGATAGATTGTCCTACACACTCCGCCGCCATATTGAAGCACAAATGGCAGCCATTATAAACCTCGCTGTAATCGAAGCTTCTAAACAGCATAAGATTGAAGTTTGGAAATGGTGCATTCGTCCAGAGCTTACCGAAAGTGGTACTTGCGCAGATTGCCGAGCACTATCTGAGGGAGGTATTGGTAATGAGGGTCTATATACCCTATCCACCATGCCTTTGCTACCGAGACATCCACACTGTGTCTGCATACTCATTCCATACATCTTATAGAGCGGTAATGTTAAAGGGCGCTCAAGAGGAAAAGAACTTTACACAAACTAATCTAAACGCACGCACAGGGCTTAATTGAACTGTGGAGGGCAGAAGGAGAATCTTATATTATGAATCCAGAAGAACAAGGACAAGGACAAGAAATTGAATTATCACCAGAGGTTATCGTTGGAGCTATCGAGTCTAATCCAGAATTAGCACAAGCTATCCAGCCCCATGTCTTAACAAAAGACGCAGTATCTAGTTTCTTAAAAACAGACGAAGGTCTTGGCGTAGTGGCACCTATGATTGACCAAAGCGTTTCTAAAGGTATTAACGCTTGGAAAGAAAAGAACTTAGAGAACATCGTTCAAGAACGGTTAGCTGAGTTAAATCCTGCTGAAACACCTGAGCAAAAGCAATTAAAACAAATGCAAGCTCAAATGGCAGCTATTCAAAAAGATAAGCAAATGCTTGAAATGCGTGGTGTGGCTCAAGAAGCTTTAGCAAAAGCTGGCTTGCCTGCCTCATTAGCTGGGTATGTTTTATCAGACAATCCCGAAGCCGTTAAACACAAAGTTTCAGAATTAGACATTGAGATTCAAAACATCGTTTCAGGAATCGTAGACCAAAAGGTTGCAGGAATCGCAGCTAAAGCAGCACCAGCAAACACTGACGACATGTCTGGCTTAGGCGGTTCTAAAAACGTAGAACGATTAACGGATTTAACTGTTGAGGAAGCGACAGAGCTAGCTCGAACTAACCCTGCCAAATATCGCCAGTTGGTTCAACGTGGATAACAACAGATAATCATATAAACTATAAACATATAGAGGAGACTATTAAATATGGCACATGAAGTAACTAAAATCGCAGACTTAATTAACCCCGAGGTAATTGGTGCGTTCTTACATCAGAAAATGTTGGACAACTTAGTATTAGCGCCTTTTGCAGAAATTGACCGTACATTACAAGGCCGTCCAGGGGACACATTAACTTTACCACAATGGAACTTCATCGGTTTAGCTGAAGACTTAGCTGAAGGCGAAGAATTACAATCAGTTAAGTTAACTGCTGAAGACCGTAAAGCAACTGTTAAAAAGGTTGCTAAATCAGTTACGTTAACTGACGAAGCCGTGTTAAACGCTTATGTACGTCCAGTTGATGAAACTGTTCGTCAATTAGCTATGGCAATCGCTGGTAAAATTGATAACGACTTGTTCGCTGCTATGCGTGCATTAACTCCATCAGACGTTGAGATTACAGATAGCTACGAATGGGTATTAGACGCTCAGGTTGCTTTCGGTGAAGAGTTTGACGAAGAAACTTACTTGTTCATCTCTCCTAAACGTCGTGCGACAATCTTGAAATCTAAAGACTTCGTACACATTCAACAAGGCGTTTCAGTTATCAAAGGCCACTTAGGTGAAATCTACGGAATGAACATCGTAGTTTCTAACAAGATTGGTGAAAACGAAGCGTTCGTCTTGAAACGTGGAGCATTAACATTGTTAATGAAACGTGACTACATGGTTGAGGAAGTTCGTGAAGGTATGAAACGTCAAACTAACATCACAGCTGACCAACACTACGTAGCATTCGTTAAAGACGCTAAA